CTTTATAGATAATGTAGAACCGTGCATTGTAGCGAATAAGGCGCCCTTTATTAATTTGGGGACCCCCAAAAGTAAAGAAAATCATATGCATCGGTATTTGTATGATGAGAGTTATGCAGATTCTTTTGAACGAATGCATTTCAATTGGAGAGACGCGGTTATAAAGGGAGAGGCATACGAACCACCATATGATGAAGAGGAAATGTTAAACAAAATGATAGAGTGGGGAGAAGATTCCATTCATTGGAAAACGGAATATGAATGTGAATTTGTAGAAAGTGTATCAAATGTATTTAATACCAAACACTTGAGGAATTGTTTTGATGACTATACCTTCATTCGACCCGAAACCATTGAGTCCGATGGAAAGAAATTCACTAATTGTAGTGTCGCTGTTGACATTGGTAAATCTGTTAATAGCACTGTTATCAGCGTCTGGGTCACTGAAAAATCCGATAAGGGAAATATTGCACGTCTTATATACTTGGAAGAAATTGGCCCTAAGTCTGGGGGACACGATATACCATATCAGCGAGAACGTATTATGGCAGTTGCAAGAGATTTTAGCGCCTCACGCGTTATTATTGATGCTACTGGTATTGGCGGCGCTTTTGAGCAGGAGATACGTTTAGAATGTATTCCATTGAGCATCCATTTTATTCCTTTCGTATTTACTGGAGGGCCGAAAGGTACAAAAACATATGCTTATCGTGATTATGTATCGTTTATTCAAAAAGGTATGGTCCGCGTTCCGGACCCCGAGAACCTGACGGGGATAGATAAAAAATTAATGTGGAAATGGTATAAAGAACACTCTACCTTAGAATATGTGATGGATGCCACACAAAAAACAGAGAAAATCGGGGCACCTACTGGAAAACACGACGATTATTGTGATAGTTCTGTGATGGGCATACACGCAACATTAGGGATGTTACCCGCTGAAAGTAGTTTTACGTCTGTTCAAGTAGGAGCAAATAGACGTCGAGGCGGTGCTTACGGTGGTATGGGGATGGCTACTACCGGGCGTCGCGCTCCAACCTTTTTTAAACGAGCTCCTCGTGGTTTATAAGGAAAACTATAAATATCACCGAAAAGTATATAATTGTAGGTCATTAATGGGTTTGGGCGATTGGATAAGCCGGAGATTTGCCACTAAAGGTAAAAATCCTCCGTTTAAAGAAGATGAGCCGCTGGGCTTTGGAGAAGGTATAATCCGAAGATTACACCTCATAGGCCAGTCTAGTGCGTATCGTTATGAAAAACATATAGGCGATAATCGTAAGTATATGAATATATATTTAGCTGACCCTATTATTAGAACTTTGATTGACCTTCCTTGCCTCTATGCTGTTAAAGATGGTTATGATATTGTAACTGATGATGAAGATTTACGCACTAAAATACAAAAATTATTTGTAGATATCAATATTGATATGACTATTTATGGTTGGTTAAGGAATGCACGGATTTTTGGTTCAGGATATTTAGAATGGACGGGGGATAATCTTATTTTGCGTTCATCACAGAATATGTTCGTGCAGAGAAATGAGCACGGCCAATTAATGTATTATTATCAGGATATAGGAATAGATAGTGAAAACATTCGATTTGAAGCAGATGAAATTATAGAGTTGCAAAATAACCCATTTGATGACTATGCTTATGGTTTATCTGATGTTCATACAGTAATGTATCTTGTTGATTTGAAAGATTATGCACTTAGAGATATAGGTATTGCGTTGAATAAACACGCAGTTTCTAGATTTGACATTTCGTGCGGTCTTCCAGATATGCCCTATGGCCCCGACAAGATTAACGAAATTGTTTCAGCTTTTAATTCATTACAACCTGGAGAAGATATAATACACGGCAATGATGTCCAAATAAAAGAATTGGAAGGAGCCAGCCGCGCCTTTGAATATGGTAAATATACTGAAGATATTATGGATAAGATACACATCGCTTTAAAAGTTCCCAAAACAATGTGGAACAATCCCGAACAAGCGCGTCCGATTTTTGAACCTTATGTTAAATATTTACAAAAGGCGGTTGAATCGGCAATTAATTCCCAATTGATGCCGCAACTTGGCGATGATATACGATTTGTCTTTAGGCAGCTAAATGTGGAAGACGCCTTTACAAAGGCCAAGACAGATATGATATACTTGTCTGAAGGAGTACTTGCTTCTTCAGAAGTGAGGGCAGAGAGAGGATTGGACCCCAAAGGCACAGTTGACCTCCAACCTACTACACCCAATGTTAATGTTTCTGGTGGTAAGAACGAGGACAAAAAAGAAGAGTCCCAACGAACCGAGAATCGAGGGGATGGAACTAAGAAGGGCGATGTTCGTAAAACAGCACGTCGAGCTTTCGAACCCAAGAAAAAAGGAAATCAACCAGCCGCAAATGCGTCGGGAGACAGAAAATGAGTCAAGTAAAAAAATGTGTATCAGAACTAAGCGTAAGGTTAAAAAAACGTGGTGTAGAAAAATATCAGACGATGGCAACTAATATGTGCTCAATGTGGGCTGATGAGAATGGTATAGAAAAAGAATTCGGTTTTCTACAGCACGGTGTAGTAGATGTGGAAGAAACTAGAAAAACATTTGCTTTGGATTTTACAATTGAAGATTTTGAATCTCTGGATACAGGATTAGTGGAAGATATTACAGAATTTTCAGTGCGAGCTATCACGTCAGGGCCTCACGAATACACAAAAGATAACGAAGAACACAAGGTTTATATAGAACCGAACCTACTTAAAGATAATGTGGAGCTCTTCCAGGAGCTTCCTATATATGTGAATCATCAAAGGACGCCTGAAGATTTAATTGGAAAGGCAATAAATCCGGAGATTGAGGAACTTGAAAATGGAAAAATAGCCATTAAGATGTTGGCCCAGATATCTGAGCCGACAGAACGGGCTAATGAAGTGATTGGTAAGGTAAAAGACGGGGAAATAACGAATGTAAGCATCGACTGGTTCTCTAAGGACGTCGATGTTATGGGTGACATTTATGCCACCAATATTCGCCCTGTTGAAGTGTCGTTTATTGAAAACGAAAAGATGGAAGCGGTGTGTGGGGAATGCACGATTGATACGAAATGTAATATACACGGTGAAAAACAAATGGAAGACAAAACAGGAACAGGTTGTTGTGGTGCGTCTTCTAGTGGAAAGTCGTGTGAATGCAAAAAACACGAGGTCGATAATATGAGCGAAGAAATAAAAATAACAGACTCAGATAAGATTGTTGAGCGCGAGTTCGCTTCTTTGAAGACACAGTTAGTAGAGATGGAGACTGCTCACACCGATTTGACCACCAAGTATGAGGAGGCCCGGAAAGAGATTGAAGGGTTTCAGGCCAAGGAACAGGAGCGCACGGCTGATGAGGCCGAGCGTCGTAAGAAAACCCTGGTTAAAAACATTATCTCGAAAGAGGTACTGATTGGTGGACTAAAAGATGATGAGAAAGATACCCGTTTTGATAGCTTGTTCGGATGGGAAGAAGATAAACTCGTTGGGTTTAGCGAAGCATTGGAAATAGTTCCTATCCCTGGTACCGAAAAATCTTTTGGTAAGGGGAAGGCGACCGATGCTGAAGAGAAGGCTGTGGAGACCGAAGTAGAGGTTGAGCGGCTTTTTGCAATGAAGGACGGGAAAATCCGTCTAAATAAAAAGGTTATGAAAGGTGATTAAAAATGGCAACCGAAATTTTAGTAAATGACGGCGGTGCGCCTGCTCGAATCCTGCCTTACACTGGATATGCTACGTTGAATGCTGGCGATTATGTAGCAATGAACGCTAGCGGAAAACTTATCCAGAATGTAACCAGTGGTACTACGGGGTTGGGCTATTTGCTGACTTCTGTTACTTCTGGTAATACGGCAAATGTGGTTTCGGGACACGGTGTTCAACTGAACGTCTACGTTAGCGGCACTATTACAAGTGGAAGTTTACTCCAAGTAGGAGACCAGAGTGGGGTCGTCCCCGATGGTCTAACTAGTGTTTATGCTGGAGCAAATAATACTGCTGTGGCAATAGCAATTGAGGGCAACACAGGTGGTCCTAACTTGAAAAAGGTCCAGGTACTCTGAGGTGATTAAATATGGTAACAGCACAAACAGGTCTTCTTACCACGGTCAATGAAGGTTCTTATGCGGACACTGGGGGAACTGGGGAACGCATCCTAATTGATTATAAGGATGCAATTGTCGATTACAAAGTAACCGACCTCCCTGCACTCCAGATGTTTACCGAGAGGATGAACACTGACACTGGCGGGAAGATAGATATAACTTTCAATCTACCATCAATGGTACTTGAACAGATTGATGAAGGTTCGACTCCTAAGTATCAGCACACGAAGCTACGCTCTGAGCGAGTGGACGTGCGTGAATGGGGTATCGCAGTTGGCGTAACGCGGAGAATGATTGAGGATTCTCGATTCAATGAAGTCGAGATGGCCTTGAACGAAGCGCGCCGTGCGGTAGACAGACATTTAACCAAGCAGACGGTTTATGCCCTGATGGGTATTGGTGATGAAGACTTCCAGACTGGTGTTCTTAATGCCAGTATTGGTACTACGACTGCAGAAAGCGGTTCTAATAGTATAACTGATTTTGGCGCCAACATTTATGGCGGATTTCAGGGGTCTTCTAGTACAGGAGCCGCTGCGATAGGAACTGGTCGTCTATACAGCTACGGTTTGGTGAGCAACGCGGATTTGGCGCGGGGTCACTACCAGAATGCTGCAAGTACGTCTGGAGTTCTAAGTCTTTCTGACTTGACCAATGCAATTGAGCTAATTGGACAGCACGGGTTTAGTGCGGATACGGTGTTGATTTCACCTGCCCACTACAAGTCCCTGCTTGATATGGCAGACTTTACCTCAACTATTACGGCTGTGGCAAATGGACAGCACGTTGTGGAAGAAGGAAAACCATTCCGAGATACTCTGGGAACTGGTTTGGTTGGGAATCTATTCGGACTAAACGTATATACTAATGCGTGGTGTCCGTCTAGTAGGTATGGAATCTTTGATTTGTCTTCGAAACCAATGGCATACGTTGAAAGGCGTGGCCTGACGGTAGAGGAAGCGAATCCTGGTTTCGGTATTGTAGGGTCTTACCTGTCGATGAGATATGGTTTGAAGATTCTACGTCCCGAGACTGGCGTTATCGTCATCCATTAGATAAATTGAAGGCACACTGGTTGGGGGGTCCAGACAAAACCCCCGAATACGTTATTATGTAGCGTAAGCTATAGAGGTTTTGTAATGCCATTAAATAAAAGGTCAATGGGTCACGGAAGGAACAATAGTGCAGCTAACAGTTATACTACAAGTGGTTACTTAGGTACTGATAATATTTTATCAGGTTCTTTAAATGATGGTCAGGAATGGATTGCAGATTTATCTGATTTAGCAGGAAGCGCCACTCCTGGTGGTTCTGATACTAATGTTCAGTTCAATGATGGTGGTTCTTTTGGCGGTTCTGCTGATTTTACATATGATGGAACTAATGCAACATTACACGGTGACAATACATTTTTTATAGTAAATGATGCAGATGCTACTGAAATAGTTAAAGTGGGAACAGCTTCGGGAGATGAAGGTTTATTATATTTAAGATGCTCTACTGGAGGCAATTGTATTTATTTAGATGCTAATAGCAATTCTTATATAGACAATGGTGCTTATTTAGGTATAGGCACAACTGCGCCCACAGCTACATTAGACGTTTCGGGCAGCGTTGTTAAAAAAGTAAGAACCGTGTCAGATGCGGACGATGCATTTACAACTACTGATTATCACGTTCATATGATAAATG